CAAGAAAAAAGATTTTTCTGATATTAAGAAAAAATTCTCGACCTCTGCAAAATACAAACCACAAGAATACTTCGATTTAGGTCGTGAGTTTCTAGACGCTGTTGGACTACCAGGTCCAGCAATCGGACACATCAATATGTTTTTGGGACACTCAGATACTGGTAAAACAACAGCATTAATTAAATCAGCAATCGATGCACAGAAGAGAAACGTTCTTCCTGTTTTCATTATTACTGAACAAAAATGGGATTTTGGACACGCTAAAATGATGGGTTTTGAATGTGAAGAGGTTGTGGATGAATCAACTGGTGAAGTAGATTGGGAAGGATTTTTTCTATTCAACAATAACTTCCAATATATCGAACAAATTACCGATTATATCAATGAAATACTTGACGCTCAAGAAAAAGGTGAGATCGACTATGATTTAGTTTTTCTTTGGGATAGTGTCGGATCAGTACCTTGTAAAATGACCTTTGATGGTAAAGGTGGAAAACAACATAATGCCTCAGTACTTTCAGACAAGATTGGTATGGGTATCAATCAAAGAATTTCAGGATCAAGAAAAGCTGAATCAAAATTTCAAAATACTTTGATTATTGTCGCCCAACCTTGGGTGGAACTTCCCGATAACCCATATGGTCAACCTAAAATTAAAAGTAAAGGTGGCGAATCTATTTGGTTAAACTCTTCAATTGTGTTTCTATTTGGAAACCAAAAAGGCGCTGGTACTACTAAAATTACTGCCACAAAAGATAAGAGGACGGTTAAGTTCGCATCAAGAACCAAAGTCTCTGTTTTGAAAAATCATATCAATGGATTAGGATATGAGGATGGAAAGATTATTGTAACACCACATGGGTTTATCTCAGGAAAAGATGCTGCAGAGGAAAAGGCATCGGTCGAGAAATACAAAAAAGAATATGCTGACTACTGGAAAGAAATCCTTGGTTTAGATGGAGATTTTACCCTTAAAGAAGAAATGGAAGTTGAAAATGAACAAGAGTGAAAACACTATTGATCGATGGGGATAATTTATTCAATCTTGGATTCTATGGTGTCAGAGAGTTCTTTGTCGATGGAAATCACATCGGAGGACTTTTCCACTTCATTAACACCATTCGAAAACAATTGGACGAGCACGACTACGACAAAGTTTTCGTTGTCTGGGATGGTGAACATAACTCACAACGACGTAGAGAATTATATCCAGACTATAAGTTAAATAGAAAAGAAAGACTGAATGAGTTCCAAAAAGAATCGTTCAATATTCAAAGAAACAAAGTTCAAAATTATTTAGAAGAATTTTTTATTCGACAACTTCGGGTTTCATACAATGAAGGAGATGATTTAATTTCCCATTATTGTCTCACAGCTACCAACGAAAACATTACCGTTTTTTCTTCAGATAAAGACCTCCTACAACTTTTAAGTTCTCAAGTGACAGTGTACTCACCCTTACACAAAAGATACTTCTACGAGGGAGATAAAGTAAAATTAGACACTATTGAAGTTCCACATGTTAATCTACTTGTTGCTAAAATTTTACTTGGAGATAAATCAGATAATGTATTTGGTGTAATCAATTTTGGCGAAAAAACACTTGTAAAATTTTTTCCAGAGGTACTTGAAGTTCCTATGTCAATTGATGATATTTTGTCAAAAGCAGGTCAAATTTATTCGGAAAAAAAATCAAAGGCTTTAGAAAACCTACTTCGAGGGACTTGTAAAAAACAAACAAGTGGAAAAGATTATTTTATCACAAGAAAATTAATTATGGATTTACAAAACCCAATGATTACTGAGGAGGCCAAAGATTTAGTAGAAGAACACATTCGTGAAAATATTGATCCAGAAGGAAGAAGTTATAAAAACGTAATTAGAATGATGACCCAAGATGGATTTTTTAAATACATACCTAAATCAGATGAAGGGTTTGTTGAATTCATCCGTCCATTTATGAAACTAACACGTAAAGAGAAAAGAAAATTCAATAAAGAACAAACAAATTGAAAAAAAAAAATTTGAAAAACCACAAATAACCCTTATATTTTAATAAATCAAACAAATTATGAAAGAACAAGATTTAACCAAGTTAGAGTTTTTGATTACTCTTAATAATAACATCGTAATCCAACGATACTTCAATGTAAAAAACTATAACGTTATCGCCGAAAGATCCTTGGATCTTTATGAGTACGTGAAAGATTATGTCAACGATTTTTTACGTGAACAAAAAATGAGGACAACCATCTATATGATGGACTTACAAAACGAGATAGCTGAAGATTCAAGTATTCTTGAAACTTCAATGACTGATGGTCCTGAAGTGTTTCACTTTAAAATTTTAAAAGATAATATGACAATTTGTCATAGATCACTAGATGCAAAAATTTTCCCACCTAAAATAAGATACACTGTAGACATACGTCAGCAAGTAAAAATTGTACTTCGAGACCTAACTGACATTTTTTCATCTGAAGAATTTGAGACAAATTACCTTGACTATAGCCTAGTTTGATTGTATTTATCAAAACATAAAACAAGTAAACATGTCAAGGAACTTCGAATATTTAGGTGAAACATTTCAAATTCAACTTATAAATCAACTGATTGTAGAAAAAGATTTTTCACACACTATCCTTGATGTATTAGAGCCAACACACTTTGAAAACAAGTATTTCAAAACACTTGTCCAACTCATCAAAGAGTATTATACAAAGTATGAGTGTTCACCATCATTTGAAACTTTGTTTCAAATTGTAAAAAGTGAATTCCCTCAAGAGTTGATGTTGAAAATCCTAAATGATACTATTGCTAAGATTCAAAAAGCACCGACCGATGGAACCGCATTTGTTCAAGAGAAAGCTTTAAAGTTTTGTAAACAACAAGAACTTCAGAAGGCAATCACAAAGTCACAAAAAATTTTGGACAGTGGTGAATTTGAAAACTACGATAAGTTAGAGGAATTGATTAAGTCGGCTCTTCAAGTTGGTGAGAATAACAAAAACGTTGTTGATGTATTCAATGATCTAGACGACCTTCTTAGAGAAGATTTCAGACATCCAATACCTATGGGAATTACTGGGATTGATAATTTATTGAAAGGTGGTTTAGCTAAAGGTGAGTTGGGTGTTATATTGGCTCCGACCGGCGTTGGGAAAACGACCATTCTCACAAAAATAGCAAATACCGCATTTAATTTAGGATTCAACGTACTCCAGATCTTTTTTGAGGACAATCCAAAAGTTATCCAAAGAAAACATTTTACAATATGGACAGGTATTGCACCTGATGATTTACCAAACCATAAAGAGATTGTTTTGGAAAAAGCAGATGAAATCAAAAATAATTTCAAGAACAATTTGTATATCAAAAAAATGGCATCTGACACATATACAATGACTCAGGTTAAAAGTATGGTTCGGAAAATGATAGCGGATGGTAATCCAATAGATATGATTGTATTGGATTATATTGATTGTATTGTCCCTGATAAAAATTTGGGGGATGAATGGAAAAGTGAGGGTTCAGTTATGAGAGGATATGAAGCTATGTGTCACGAGATTGGTGTTGCAGGTTGGACTGCCACACAAGGAAACAGAAGTAGTATTTCATCTGAAATTGTAACTACAGACCAGATGGGTGGATCAATCAAAAAAGCTCAAGTCGGTCACGTTATTATAACCGTTGCTAAAACTCTTCAACAAAAAGAGGCAGGACTTGCAACAATAGCAGTCACCAAATCAAGAATCGGTAAAGATGGTGTTGTCTTTGAAAACTGTAAATTCGATAATGAAATGATGGTTATCGACACAGAAAATTCAGTTACTTTCTTAGGTTTTGAAGAAAACAAAGAAGAAAGAAAACGTGATAGAATCAAGGAATTGATGGAACAAAGACAACAAAGATTAGCAGAAAAAACAAACAATTAAATTAAATTTATTAACTATGGAAAAGATTTTAACAGAAAATCCGAATCGTTTTGTCCTATTCCCAATCCAACATGAGGATTTGTGGAAGTTGTATAAACAAGCCCAATCTTGTTTTTGGACAGCGGAAGAAATTGATCTACAACAAGATCTCACAGATTGGGAAAGATTAAACGATGGTGAAAAATACTTCGTCAAGAATGTATTGGCGTTTTTCGCAGCATCAGATGGAATTGTAAACGAGAACCTTGCGGAGAATTTCCTTAAGGAAGTTCAGTACACCGAGGCTAAGTTCTTTTATGGTTTCCAAGTAATGATGGAGAATATCCATTCAGAAACATATTCGTTATTGATTGACACATACATCAAAGACAAAGAAGAACAAAATACACTTTTCAATGCGATTGATACAATTCCTGCTGTGAAGAAAAAAGCTGAATGGGCACTTAAATGGATCAGTTCAGCTTCGTTCACCGAAAGATTGATTGCATTTGCGGCGGTTGAAGGAATCTTCTTTTCTGGATCATTTTGTTCAATTTTTTGGTTGAAGAGACGTGGTCTTATGCCAGGATTGAGTTTCTCTAATGAGTTGATTTCTCGTGACGAAGGTTTACACACAAATTTTGCCGTACATTTGTATCGTCATCATATTGAGAATCAATTACCAAAAGAACGTGTCTTAGAAATTCTTACTTCGGCACTGACAATAGAAAAAGAATTCATTACCGAATCACTTCCAGTGGATCTTATTGGTATGAATGCAAAATTGATGTGTCAATATTTGGAGTATGTTACAGACAGGTTGCTAGTTGATTTAGGTATGGGTAAGGTTTATAATTCTGA